GTAGGCGAACTCGTGCGTGCGGTTGGTGGCCTTGACGTTGAGGTCCATCAACAGCGAGAGCTCAGAATCTTGTACGCGATTCTGGACAGCCTGGTATGTGTCGACGAACTCAGTTCGTAGACCGTTTGCGATTACTTCGCCAGCTTGAACGGTTGTCATATCTGTATGTCGGTTATGGGTCTACGGGTGAGTTGTCCAAGTCCCTCGGGGACTACGCCTTGGCCTCGTGCTCGGTGGGGGTGAAAAGCATCACGTCAGCAACACCGGCGGAAATGTAGCGAATGACGATGCCAATCGCGTCCACGTTCGTGCTGGCGCTCAGGTCCAGATCGGCGGGGTTGTCCGTCTCGCAGTAAACGAGCGAATTGACGCTCGCTTGCACTGCTGACGCCACGGTTGCGCCCTTCAGGATGTCGCCGTTTTCGTTGACGCGACACTCCAGGCTGCCGTCGCCAACAACCGTCTCCAGGGCGATGCCTACGAACTTGTTCGCGGCGGTGTCGGCCCATGGGACCAAGAAGCCCGCGGCATTGGTGCCGACAAGAGAGCCGGCGTAGATGGTGTCGCCGGAGACGACAACGTAGGACGATCGCCCGGCGCGTGGGCGGGAATTCTGCGTGGTTACTGCTGCGCTGAGTGCGGCCATGGCTGGATCCTCTTCGGTGTGTGGGGTTGGTAGGCCCTGTGGGGCTGGTAGGCCCTTATCGGGCCATGTTCAGTTCGACGTATCGATCTTCGGTCATGCGGGTGTGACCCGCTGCGTGGACCTGCTTCCACATCGCCGAGAACTTGGCTGCCTTGGCGACCGCTTCCGGGCCGTCCTCAGCGTACTTGTCCACGGCTTTACTGTGCGGCGCTGGCGTGTTCTTGCGGAGGTCGGAGTCGAGATCTCCCTCGAATGCCGCGAAGTTGGCGTCCGTCTCGTCCACGTAGGCGGCGAACGATTCCGGGCCGTGCTCCTTGTGGAACTTGTTGAGGCGGCCCTCGAGGTCGGCGCCCAGAGGCTTGCCTTCCAACCGCTTCATGGCTTCCGCCACGTCGTCGCGCTGCTTGTCGGCCTGCTCGCGGGCTTGGACCTTGGCTTCCAACGCATCGTGCCTAGCCTGCAGGCGGGCGAACTGGACGTTCTGTTCCTTGCTCATAGCTGCTCCGGGGATCTGGGCCTCTACGGCCGTGGGATCGCTCACGCCGGCATCATCGCTGCCGTCGGTTTTTTGGGCTCCGATAGCCGCCACGATCGCGTCCATGTCGGCCACACTGATTTCACCAGACTCGATGGCCTTGCAGATGGCGGCTACGTCGATGCCGGAGCCGTCGGACATGTCCTCGCCCGTGTCGTCGTCGTCGGCCTTGTCGCCTTCGTCGGCCATGGCCACGCGTGGCGCTGTCTGCGTCTTCTTCTCCAGATCGGTGTCTGGCTTGTCGGTGGTCTTCTTTTTGGCGGCCATGATGTCCTCGCGCTGATCGAATAGGAGCGTGGCTCCTGTGCCTCGCTGAAAGCACGCTACCACGCCGTCGGCGTCTCTGGACGGTTCCGGTCGGTAGTGCTGTGCGATTGTTGCAAGTGCAAAGTTGGCCGCCCGGTCCTGCCTCGGCCCCGGATCGGTCACCATCAACATGGGGAACTCGAGGTATGGCGCGGAGTGATTCAGTAGCGCCAAGCTGTCGATATTGGGACGCTCGGCACTCAGGATCTCGACGCTTCGGTATGGCAGGCGCGCCTGCAGCACATCCCATTCGACGCCCTCGTTCGTAATCGTCAGATCCGCAAAGACCGCCAAACGGCGCTTGCCCCGGAAGTCGATCTCCTCCGCGTGAGTGACCTCAAAGAAGCCGGCCGGCTCCACTGGGTTGTCGGTCCCGTGATGGTGGACGTGCAACGGCGGGAGGTATCCATCCGATGCGGCCTTCTTGGCTTGGACCACGGCTTGGTTGACCCAATTCCGATCGAAGACCAACCCGTCCCGCTGGCAGTCCATGAAGATGGGGACGCACCGGATAACCAGATGGCCCAAGCTGTTGCGTTCAGTCGCGTACGTCATTGTCAGTCTTCCTCCGGCGCTCGTCGTTGACGATGCGCTCGATGCCCGCACGAACAGCGCGGGAGGGGTGTTTCGTCTCGCCCTTCATCAGGCGGTAGGCAGTAACTTTGTCGGCCGGGATCTCTCCGGCAACCATTGCCACCCCGCGCTTCGCGGCGATGCGGCAAAACTCGCGCCGGGTACTCTCCCACTCATCGGCCATGGCTTACCGAACCCCCAGCAGGTCTGGCCGGCCGCCGTGGCGGAAACCCTCGTCAGGCCCAGCGAGAGCTGGCTTGGACATGCGTCGAAGCTCCCCGGATTGGTCGAGCATCCCTTGATCGTCAAGGGTTCCGGCATCCACCGCCACAACCTGGCAACGGCAGTTGTGGCCAAGAGGAGGCGCCAGCTGCGCCCACCTCGTGTCATCTACCGACATGATCAGCCCGTTGGCTGCCTGATGGTTATGCCGCGTGTCCACGTCGCCTACGGCATCGAACCGGAAGGCAGGCAGGATCGCCCGGATGTCCGGGTCTTGGGCCTGGCGAAACTTGCCGGCCGTTATCGCCGTGTTCAGGTTGTTCCGAAATACGAGGCGGCTGTAAGCCTGGGACCAAGGCTTGGTGGCATCCCGGACGGCGTCCACTGTCATGGACAGTCCTCGGCCGGCTGCGTTCTCGGTCATCCCCTCCGCCATGGCCCGCTGCAGGAATTGCTGGGCAGCCTTGGTAACAGACTCCTCCGCCGACCTCACGAATGCGATGTGGCGCCCCTCGCTGTAAAGCTTCGCGATGGCCTGCGCCGTTCGGGCGGCCGGATTGCGAATCGTCGCCGGGACTCGCGTCGCGAGCTCGGTTAGACCCTCCTCAAAGGTCACGCTAGGCAGGACACTCTGGTCCCGTCCAAACATGACTGGCGGCAGCGCCTGTGCCATCTGCGTCGTTGTGGCCATGACGGCGTCTAGCGTGGCTCGAGCGCCTAGGACCTCGGCAGCCCCCATTGTGTCGCGGGTAACCTCTGAGAGTCGCTCGCGGGCTGCCCTCGCCGCTGGCCGGTTGTCTCGGACCTTGGCCACCATCAAACTGCCGATCGCCTCAGCGTGCATCCGCGCCGGCCGACCGGTCAGGTCCTCCAGTAGCTGGGTAATTCGTTCTTCCCCGTTCACTGGACCGCGCTTCCTTGGCCAATCCCGGCCAGTTGGCCGAACGGATCGGCGACAGTTGGGGCCGGCGGCTTGACTAGCTCCTCCCCCTCCTCGGGCTTCTTGAACCCGGTCTGGTCACGCACGTCAGCAACGGAGATCGGGACCCCCATAGCGGAAACGGTTTGCGCGACCTGCGCCCGCTGGAGCGGGTCTTCCCGCTTCTCCTGCGCCAAGGCAAAGCGAGGCTGATCGCCAGCGATCCCCAACTCCACAAGATTGCGGTGGTTGATCTTCCAGACGCAACCCATCAGGTGGCGGGTCAGCGTTTCCTCGAGCGACTCGCGGTCGCATTGGACGAGCGCCTCCGTGCTGTTTTCTTGCACCGCGGCCAGGGCGTAGCTGCCGCCCTCGTTTGCCCCGGTGGTCAGGTTCGCGCCCATCACCAGCGTGTAGATCGTGGAACGGAACTCGTCTCGAAGATCCTTCATCAGCTGCCATCCCTCGCCCTGGACCTGGACGGTGGACACTTCATCAGCCTTGTCGTGAACCAGCACATTGCGGGATCGCAGGTCCTCCAAAACGTCCTTCCACGCGTTGATCACCTCCTCGTTAGGTAGTCCGGTCCCGGCGTCACGAGCGCCGTCCACTGCCGCCGTCAGAATCCCCTGGGCGAACCTTTCGGATGCCTGCAGAGACTCTTCAAATACGTGTTGCTTGGCGTACCACCACCAGCCGAGGGCCTCGCGCAAACCGCGGCCATGCCCCAGGCTGCCCTGGTCGTCCTGATAGATGTGGCGGATGAGACGCGTTGCCGCGTGGGGGCTCAGGTCTACGAACTCCTGGGCCTCCATATCGAACCGCTGCCAATGCGCGCCAAGCTTGTCTTGCTCGATGTCTGGCTTGAGCCGGAACGATCGCTTATCCATGTCCTCAATACGGGAGGGGACCCACCATGTGCGGGGCTTGCCGTCCCCCAGAGTCAGGACCTTGGGGCGGCCGTGGATAAAGCCGAACCGGGAGCCGCTGAAGAACGCTCGGGCCAGGTTGAGGCGAGCGGCCGTGAAGTCGCGGATACCCGACAACAGCTCGGTGGCAACGAACGTCGACAGCGCCGCGGTCGGGGAGCCATCCCGGACAGGTTCCACATTCCACCGGCGCCCTGCGATCAAGTGCTTCCGGTAGTTGACCGCGTGAGCGATGTCCGCATCGCGGAGCATCTTTTCCTCGATCTCCGGCTCGCGGGACTGCCATACCGATGGGTCGTGGATCTCGATCCCACCCCGATATGCGGCCGACAACGCCCGGGTATAGATCTGGGACGCTTGGTTCCTTAGGCGTAGTTCGGTGACCATTGGCTTAGCAGTTCGGGAGGGCTACTTCGGTGAGGGTTTCGTCGAGGCGCTCGCCCACCTTGACGGTTGCCGATGGGATCAGGTGGATGCCGTCGGACTGCTGCTTTAGGTCGTCGATGTTGACCAGCTTGAACTGGGTGTCGGCTTTGGCTCGAGCCGTTAGCGCCACGCGTATGGCCTCTGGCTGACCGCTGACAGCTGACGCGGTGCCAAGGTGCGGGAGCACCCACAAGATGGGGGTAGCCTTGCCTACGACCTGCGTGCCGAAATCGCGGAGGTCCGAGCAGAACGCCGGGAGCTCGGTTGCGAATGCCGCGCCACCGCCAGCGCTCGCCTGGTCGTTGGTCCCGATCATTACTAGGAACGCCTGCAGGTTGATCTGCTTGCCTAGCGTCAGGTTCGCGTAGCGACTGCAGTTCTGGACCATCTCCTTCAGCTTGGTGTACTGCTCGCCGGCAGACTTGGCCCATCGCCCGCCAGCGGCTCCTGGAGTGTGCGCAACCAACTCCGTGGCTAGGGCGCTGCCTCCGGCTGCCAGTTTGATGACCAGCGCACCGGTGACCGGATGACGATCCTGGAGCTTGCTCAGGAGGCTGAACTCCGGGCCGGCGCTGGCGCTGATCGTGCCCGCCGTTGCGCTGTTGCTATGGGCGTCGTAGGTCTCAATGGCCTGCGTAGCGTCATTCCAGATCATCTGGAGGGCAGGGCGCGCCCCGCCGGTGTAGACCTGGTCGTCGTTCGCGTCGCTGTAGTCGCTGCCAAAGCCCGAGGCCACCCCCAAGCTATCCGTGGCAATGATGTAAGTCGGGATCGCTCCGGAATCGTCCGTCGCCGCGCCTGCCTCCAGTAGGTCGATCTTCTTCCGGATCGCTCGCGGGTAATCCCGGAGGTAAACGCTGGTCGCATACTGCGATGCGTTCACCGTCGGGATCCATGTCGGGGTAGCTGCGTCGTCGGCTCGCACAGGGAGATCCAGACCGTCCAGGTTGACTGTGTAGGCGTTGTCATCGCCTAGCGCGACCAGATCATGGACCGTGTTGGCCGCGGCTGTGTTGCCGGCGCTGAGCACGTTGTTGATCGCCACATCGTGGTTGACCAGAAGGACCTTTGTGGTGCTGTCGTTAAACACCGATGATGATCGCAACCACGCAATCATCTGGGTTACGGCGGTGTAGTAGCTGGCAGCGTTCGCCGGCGTAGTCGCCCAGTCGATCACGTCGTTCTGACTCATGTCCAGGATGATGTAGTCCCAGCTCATGGTGTTCCCGTTAGCCAGGGCTGTCCACGCAGCGTCCCAGCGGGCCTTTTCCGTCAAGAAGTCCGCCCTCTCTGCGGCCCCAGCGTCATCGAAGTTGCCTACCGTGGGGTTGTCGGTGAAGTAGTGCACCACCTGGAAGTAAGGCGCCGTCTTCCAGACGTGGGTCCAGAGCTCCCGCACGATCATCGGCACAGGGCTACAGCCGAAGTTGTTCAGCTGCCAAGAGGCCCCACCTCTGGTCGGGATTGCCCCAGCGATTACCTCTGTGGCGGTTCTCCAGCCCGCGATCAGGTGGGTATCCCGGAACCTCCCTTGGTTAAACCAGATCCCGGATCCAGACTCCGGCGTGGCCGTCCATGCCGCTACGGTCACCGTGTCCGAAGTGTTGCTCAGAACTTCGATGTCGCGGTTCCGCAGCCCGATACCGTTCGCGTTGTTGTTCCGCAGCGTAAACCCGTCCCACTCGTCGGTAGTCCACCCTGGGTCCGGGGTTACGGTGATGGTGGTCGATGTTGTCGATGTCTCGACGAACACCGTGTCCCCGGCGGTTCCGTCAAATACCGGATACCAATCGAGGGTCGACGCACTCGGGGCGCCGGTCGTTGGGTCATCCGGAACCACCCGATGCGCCAAGAAGTCGCGGGTATCCAATGACCCGTAGCTTCCATCGGACTGCATCTCAGTGTTCGGCTTGATGCCTCCATGGCTCATCCTGCCGCCGATGTAGGCAATGGTGGGAACGTCAACCATGGGCGCTAGTGTCGCCCGTTTGCGCCCCTGTGTCTACGGCCTACCGATCAAGCCGCGAATCGCCTCCTGGTGCGCCCGCAGTCGATCGATGACACCGCGGCAAGCAGGGTCATCGCAGAGCCAGGTCTCGAGAGCGTGGCACCACCGGACGGGCTGCACCGAACAGGTCCGGCACCGGACGCCATGGTCGACGGCTTCGGTTGTCGCGCTCATCGCTACTTGCCCCCCATCACGTTGCGCGGTGTGACACCTGGCTCAATTACGGCAAGTGCGTCCCGCATCTT